ATTGGGAAAGGAATGGGTTGATAAACTTTCACCTACAGGTAGAATTTACGAAAAAACCAATCCAAATGGTAAATTTGGAATGCCCTCCAACGAGTATGTGATTGAAGGATTGTCTATTCTTGATTATTATGTGATTTATCAGAAGTTCAATCTAGAAAAGCAGGAATCATATAAATTGGATAATATTGGGGAGGTTGAGTTGGGAATTAATAAGATTCAACACGAAGGCAATCTATGGGAACTTGCTAAAAATGATTGGTATACTTTCACAGAATACAATATTAGGGACGTTGAGATATGTGTCGGTCTTGACCAGAAAAAAGGATACATCAATCTCCTACGGTTTCTTGCATATACCGGATTATGTGATCTGGAAAGTGCGATCAAGACAGTTCCTCCCATGAACGGAGCAATCGCCATACGCGCCCGTATGCGGGGGGAATACATTCCCACGTTCATTCGTCCCGTGACGGACTATAAAGCTCCGGGGGGCTATGTAGCAGAACCGAAAATAGGCTTTGCAGAGAGTATTGTATCCTTTGATGCTAACTCTCTATATCCATCGGTGATGATTTCTCTGAATCTCTCTCCTGAAACAAAAATTGGTAGAGTGGAGAAAGATGGAGATAAGGTGAAAATTCATCATGTATCGGGTAGGTTGTTTGAGATGACTCCTGAGAACTTTAAAAAATTTATTGATGAGGAACAAGCTGCTTTAACCAAGGCTGGATTTCTATTTTCCCAGAAGAAACGTGGTCTGGTTCCCGAATTCCTAGACAATCTTTATACCAAGCGGAAGGAGGTAAAGAGTAAGATGATGGAATGCCGTAAGAATGGGGATAAAGCAGGAGAGCAGAAATTTGATAGTATTCAATACGCTTACAAAATCCATCTAAATTCCCTGTATGGATATATGCTCAACAAATACGCACCCCTTGGAGATGAGGATATTGGAACATCAGTGACGTTGACGGGACAAGCGGTAATCAAGAAGAGTAATGATCTGTTTCAGGATTATGTGAGAGAAAATCTACCGGACTTACCAGAATCCTTGTTGCAACAAAGTTACATTTATTCGGATACGGATTCGGTGTATGTTTCTTTGAAAGAATTTGGTCTTGATCCCACTTCCGATGAGTTTTATGAGTTATGTGACGATCTTGAGAATTATATTAATAAAAATATAGCAACATGGGCAATTAAATCTTTACGAAGCACTGATCCTAGATTTGTTTTCAAGCGTGAAGCTATCTGTGATAGAGGAATTTTCATCGGTAAAAAATACTACGTTCTTCATATGTTGGATGATGAGGGAACGAAAACCGATAAGTTTAAATATAAGGGGGTTGATGTCGTGAAAACCACAATGCCCAAGAAGGTCAAGCCATATGTTAAGAAAGTAATTGAACATATGATCATGACACGATCCCTAAAGGAAACCAATGACATGTTCAACGAGGCTTATGAGGAATTTAAGAATCTATCCATTACGGAGATTTCCAAGATTTCCGGCATGAACAATTTTGCGGAATATTCGGTTCGGTGTAATGGTATGAATACCGTAAAAGGTATGCCATCCCATTTAAAAGCCGCTTATTTTCATGACATGATCATGGAACAGAATGGATGGGGTTCTAAATACGAGAAATTCAAATCGGGAGATAAGGTTCGCATGGTATATCTTAAGAAGCCCAACAAATATAATCTAGATATGATCGGATTTAAGGGCGATTGGCCGGAAGAATTTAATAAAATTTTCACGGTTGACTACGAGAAAATGTTTTCCAAGGTATTCCATGCCGCAATTGAGAGATTCTATGAAGCTGTTGGTTGGAAATTGAGAAAACCATCGGAAAATCTCATGGTTGAACTTGATAATTTATTTGGAGAATGATATACACTAAATATTTAAATGGAATTTACAAATTTATTCGAAAAACTTTTAAACGAACTCGTTGATACTCTTTTCCCTACTTTTGTTGAGAAAAGAGCGGAAGGTGCAAGTAAAATAGAAGAAACAGCGAGAAAAAAAGGCTCTTTCGCCATTTTAACAGCTTATCACTTTGCTGGTAAAGTGAAACCGTATGCTGATGCTTTACGAAAAGCTAAAAAAGAAGATAAAGAATCTCATTTTAAAGAGAAATATAAAGAAGCTTATGATAAACTTAAAGACTTAGATTCTATTTCACAAAAAGAATTTCAAATGATCACAGGAACTCTTGAAGCATATGGGGAAGTTTATATTCAAGCAAAGCATCCAAGAGATTATTCGAAATAATATAAATATAGATATGACGAATAAAGATATCGCACTTATAGCTGAAGCTTATGAAACGATTTGTGAGATGTCTAGTGTCTCAGAGAGTAAAATACTTTTTGAAAAAAAGTTCCAAACGACAACACTAATGTATCATGGTACATCATCTACATTTTTAAGATCAATATTAAAGAACGGTCTAGACCCTAACCCTAAACAAAAAAGTTGGGATGTGGGAGGTACAAAACCTTCTCTAGGTGGGATTTATATGGCTCCTGTAAATGCTAGAGCAACAAGACATGCGGCTAAAGAAGCAGTTAGCAAATACAGAGGAAGTCCGATGTTAATCACAATTCAAGTGGTTACGGCATCAGGCACTCCTGATGAAGATAATATTTTCAATGTTCTTGCTCAGTATGCATATGAAATGTATAGAAATCCCACAAGTCCATATAATAAAGATCATTTAAATAGATTGAAGATAAAATCAAATCAACAAACTCCAATTAAGATAGAACAATTTGCTAATGCTGCCAAATCAATATTTGAACAAGAAAATTACCCTACGAATAAAGGAACTTATGAAGCAGAAGGGTGGTTATTGGATCAACCCGAAATAAAAAAATTGATGCCAAGTATTTTAAATACCATGAAACCTTCAATGTCAGAAGACTCTCCTACGCATTCACCCAATGTTAGAATTACAAGACCGATTGGTTTCAGCGGTAAAACACGAATTGTCAAAATAAGTAATATGGAAACAGATGAAGTTTATTACCCTGCTCAAAAAACGTAATTAATTTATTTAACTTCTTCAAAGAAAAGATACGACTCAAAAAATTATTCGAAATAATATCTTGACATCATCCGAAAATATGCTAAATATACTCATCAGGCACAAAACCCTGATATTACACATATGAACACACAAAACAAAAACGCATACGAGATAAGGCTCGAAGTATTGAGCATCGCACACAATGACTTGATGGAAATTTACCATCAGAAGTTACACAACGCCAAAATGAAAATGATTGGCGAGGATGGTTGGACTGAAGAAAAAATTGACGAAAATATTATCACCAATCTTCTTCCGAAACCAGCAGACGTTATTAAACGTGCTAAAGAACTTTATACATTCGTTGAGGGTGTATAATAATGTTTGATGGGTAATTCCCATCTGATCTGGAATAAGCAGGAGGAAGTCCAGCGAGAATGATGATAAACCCTGCACAATTTTCATGATTTTGCAATTAAATCCTACGATACCAATAGTTACCCCAAAGGGTAAAGGTTACGCGCACTTGGTCATAGATTATTCTCAAGAACACGATTTATATTGGGTTTGTTTTATAAATGATACAAGAGAATGTTGGACATTTTCAAATTCTGAGATAAAAATAGATGACAATATAACATTACAAAGAAAATGAACCAGCAAATTCAATCAGCTTATAATAAGGGTCTTTCTGACGCAGAAGACCGAATCATTGACAACCTGATCAATCTTTTGAATGATCCCAATCATGACGTTCCGTTTCCCAATCCTAAGTTGGAAATCGTAAGACATATTATTAAGGATCGTTCAGATTATTATCATAATCTGGGAAAGAGAAATAATAATATGGGAGGATCATTTAGGAAAAAAATAGCTAAACAAAAAGAAACACTTGAAAACGCAAAATAAAATAGTAAAGTATACACATATGACAGACAAACACATCGTAATTATTGACAACATTGGACGCAACATCATCGGCAAGCTGGTGGGAGAAACCGATACCACCCTGACAATCCACAATCCCGTCATCGTATTTGTCCAGCCGGAACAAAGCGGACAGATTCAAGTTCAGAGCTTTCCCGTATTCTTCTTTGAGTTCATCAACAAAGAATTCCGTGGACAAAACAATTGGACTTATAACAAAGCTAATATCACGACAAGTGATGTCGTTCTAGACGAAAGGATTCTTGTTCAATATGAAAAGATCAATACTCCTACAGTGGAACCACAAGCAGTTCCTTCAAGTTCGCCTAAAATTATTTCCATCGATTCCCTGTAATTGTGAGTAAAGATATTGATAAAGAATTATTCGCTTCTTTGAAAGCGTTAGATGATGTTGTGCCGTATTCAGCATTCCTAAGCGAATCCACTCTTTCATCCGTGGATGATTGGATTGATACGGGAAGTATGGTGTTGAATGCGCTGATTTCAGGTTCTCTGTATGGAGGTATTCCAAATGGAAGAATTACACAATTTGCGGGACCATCAGGTGCCTTCAAAACAGGTGTTGTTTTGAACATTATGGCAAATGCACAAAAGAAAGGGCTGATTCCCGTTATCTTTGATACGGAGGGTGCCATCGATCCTGAGTCTGCGGCCAAATTTGGTTTGGATATTACTAAGGTGAAGTATGTGGGATGTGAATCGGTTGAACAAACCAGAAACGCCATTCACAAGTTCCTTACTAATGTAAGAGAGAAGAAGCAATTTGGTAAATTTATTATCGTTATCGATTCTCTTGCCAACTTGAACTCTGAGATGGAATTATCAAGAATGGATAAGGATTCCATGTCAGCAGACATGGGAACATTTGCCAAATCCATCAAGAGCCTTCTCAAGCGTTGCACGAACATGTCAACTCTTACCAAGACTCCGATTGTCATCACCAATCATGTGTATGATGATCCAAGTGCTATGTATCCTTCTCTGGAGAAGAACATGCCGGGAGGTAAAGCTGCTGTGTATCTTCCATCCGTGACAGTTCAGCTTGCACGAAAGCTTGTCAAGGATTCGGAGAATAAGCAAGTTAGTGATAAGTTATCTGCTTCACAGAAAAATTATTCAGGTGTTGTGATTCGTGCCTTAACAGTCAAGAATCGCTTCATCAAGCAATATCTGGAGGGAGAATTTTATCTCTCATTCAGTAAGGGTATTGACAAGTATTTTGGACTTCTGGAAATCATGAAGGGTATGGGAGTTGTTAGTAATTCTGGCTCATCCTATACCGATTGGGAAGGAAATAAGCTTGGTTACTATAAATCATTCTCCAAGAACATTGATCTATGGGAAACCAAATTGCTTCCCGAACTTGAGAAGCGCATCAAAATCCATTGGGCATATGGTTCTTCTCCCGATGAGGATGATCTAGTGTCATTGGAAGAGGATGATGAGGGATGTGATGAATAAAGCGATTCTTAATCAAACCACTGGGTTTTACCCAGTGGTTTGATTATAATTATTTCATGACTACCAATCACTATTAAGATTATCTTTCGGGTAAGGCATAATTTTATGTTTCAATTCACCCATTATCTTTTTACGGTCTTTTTTATGTAGAATGTAAACATATCTATGTTTTTTCTTTATTTTGACCCGCTCATAGTTGGGGTCAATTTTAAGTAGTTCTTCACGTTTAATCGTTTTATATACAACACACACACTTCTTTGATTTGTGAGTTTTCCATTTATTTTGTGTAAATATCCTGTTCCAATCGCAATGTTATTACCTTGATATAACCAATTCGTTGCTTGGTAAATAATTCCTAAATGATTCGCCATCGGGTCGGAATAGCTGACCAAAACTTTAATATTAGTATTTTTTCTCAACCAATCAAAAGTTTTACCTATGAAATAGCTTTCACTATTTTTAGGGGCTTCATCTACAAGCCACAATCTTTTCAATTCTAAAACATCTTTATTTTCTAAATTAGGTGTAATAGATTTAACAGTTTGTCTCCCCACGGGAAAACCATACACGGCAACACCAATTAAATTCTCTCCATCAAATAACCCTAACGAATACCTAGAAGGAGTCCAACTGTGGGAATAATGGTTTTCTTTTATTAGCTTTTTTGCCAAGTTTGTATCTATTAAATCTATCGTGTAATCCATGATTCAATTTATCACTGATTCAGCCACAACCAATGAGCATGATTTATAGGCTTTTTGAATCCACGATCTCTATACTCTCCGATGTTGTTGAGATGTCTGTCTTTATTGACCTGTTCGGTCATGTAACCCATGACACCTTCTTCATCTTCGGGATTATCTTTGCTGAGTTTGTTTAGATATTTGGATATAGCATCAATTTTTTCATAATCTGGATCATCAACATCCATCATTTCTC